ACCTATTTTTGATACGGCTTATGTCATTTCAAAAAATAGCAAATTTTACCTTTTGAATCGCATTGAATACGACGATGATTCGTATTTTGAAAAAGTTACCATTATTGGTGATACGGCTCAATTTTACATTTCAGCTTTGCAGAAATTTGAAAGCACGGCAAATACCTATGCTAACTTTGTAAATGGTTCGTATTTCTATTCAAAAGAAATAACAGGCGCAATAAAAGAAAATACTGGCATTACGCAAATTACAGGAAAAAGTCCTATTGATTCTTTAGGCTTGCAAACCTTTGAGCATTTAAACGATTCAACCTTTAGATGGGTAATTAACACAGGCAGCGGAGCGATTCCGATAACTTGGAACATAGCGGCTAATGGCTCTTTGCGTTACACGGTGCAAGGTACAACGGCAAGAGTGTTATATGGTTTTGGAAAATCATTGATACGTTTAAACGGATTTCCAACAACAGGAAATTTCTTAGATTTGTATTGGGACGAAGGCAGAAAATTATATGTTTCACAGGATGGGAAAAGCATTATTAGGCGTTTAGCTTTAAACAGATGAAAACAATAATCTATAACCTTTTAAAAGTAGGCTACGACGGTGTTTTATTTTCCATTTGTTGCGGAGTGCTATTCTCGTTTTTCCTTCCTATTAAACATTTTTTGATTTTTACAATCTTCGTTGTTTTTGCAGATACAGTCACTGGAATCCTTGCGGCTAAGAAACGAAAAGAACCAATAACAAGCAAAGGGCTATATCGGACATCGCAAAAGATACTTACTTATTTTTGTGGCATCATGATTTTTCACGGAGCAAGTATAACCTTCGGGCTGCCTTCGCAAATAGTTTATTCAGTTAGCTTCTTGATAGCATTTACGGAGTTATACAGCATTTCTGAAAACATAAAAGTAATTACTGGCGTTAATTTAAAAACGAGCATTCTTAGATTTTTTAACAAGTAACCATTAAATAAATTTATATGTCAAACGAAGTATTAGGAGTTAAAGAAACTAAAGAAGTTTTAAACTTTGGTTTTGATTTACTTGAGGCAATTATCAAATCTTTGGAAGACAAAAAGTTTTCTATTGTAACCGATTCGCCTCGTTTTGTACCTGTTATTTTTTCAGCTGCAAAAGCATTTGCTGGCATTGAGGTAGTTAAACAGGAGTTGACTGACCTTACACCAGAAGAACAAGATGAACTTGTAGGAGAGTTAAAGCAAAGATTTGACTTAAAGAATGATGCTGTTGAACTACTTGTTGAGGATGTTTTAGACCATGTTTTTGCAACAATTAAACTTGCTAAAAGATTTCAATCTATTAAGCAAGGATAAAATATAGGCGCAGAAGAATCGCTACCTTAAGCAGCCCAGGGGAGTAGATTAATTTCTATTCCCCTTTTTTAAAAAAAAAACGATGTTAAAGAAAATATTCCCAAATACACATGAATTTTTAGATTATCAAGTATATCAAAAAGATAGGTATTTTTTACTTATATCAGATGTTCATTTAGACAGTGTTCACTGTGATAGAGTGAAGTTAAAACAACATCTTGATTTGGCTTTAGAAAGAAATGCTAAAGTTTTTATTTTTGGTGACCTATTGGACTTAATGCAGGGCAAATATGATCCTCGTAGCAATAAAGCTGACTTAAACCCAAAATATAACACCGCAAGATATATAGACGAAGTCATTAAGGATGTGGTTGAATTTTTAACACCGTACAAATCTATTTTAGCTTTTTATTCACCTGGCAACCATGAAACAAGCGTAGAAAAACGCATTGAATATGGCATAGTAGATAAAATTTGTTATCAGTTAGAAATGAGTCAAGGTAATTATTCTGGCTACATTTATTGCAGATTTTTTGCTTATTTAGAACAAGCTACAAAAGTACCTTTAATTATTGGATATCACCACGGTTATGGAGGAGGTGGGCCAGTAACACGCGATTCCATACAGACTGCAAGAAAGGCCGTGTATCTTCCAGATGCAAATGTTATTATTAGCGGGCATACACACGACCGGTGGATAATACCAATAACACGAAATCGTATTTCAAGATACGGTGAAAGCATTGACCAACAATGGCACATAAAAACGGGCACTTATCAAAATGCACCAATAGATTTTAATGGCTATGCTATTGAAAAAGGTTTAGCACCAAAATCAGGGGCTGGTATATGGATGAAATATACGATAGGTTCTGACCTTAAAATAAATTACAATTTTCAATTTGCAGAATGAAACCAAATGAATTTTTAATATGCCTTGATGCCGGGCACGGTGGCATGAGAAATGGCACGGGCCCAGAAAAATACGTTACTTATCCTTCAAAGTGCTGCCAACATCGCACAGGCAGGTTTCATTCCTATGGATGGTTTTTTGAGGGAGTGTTTAATCGCTCCTTAGCTAACTATTTAGAGCAGTACCTTCTTGACTATGGCTTCCAAGTAAAAAAGATATACGAGCCTATTAATGACACAACATTAAACAAACGCTGCCAACTTGCTAACTCCTACGCATCTGTAGCTAAACACTCTATCCTTGTTTCCATACATGGCAATGCTGCATCACCTACTGCCAGAGGATGGGAGATTTTTACATCACCAGGAGAAACAAAAGCGGATCTCCTTGCTACTTGCATAGGTGAGCAAATAAAAACTGCTACACCAGGATGGGTGCATAGAGCTGATTATACAGACAATGATTTAGACAAAGAGGCAAGGTTTCAAATGCTGACAAGTGTAGCCATGCCTGCGATATTGTCCGAGAATGGATTCTTTACTAATTATTCTGATGCTGGATTAATGATTGATATAAGATGGCAGCAGACTATTGCTAAAGCGCACGCAAAGGGCATCTTAGACTACGCTGTGCAGCAAGGTGTAGAATGGCAATAAAAAAGGAGCAAGTATCTCTCTTGCTCCTCATAAACACCTTTTCTAAACACTTACAAACATTATTTAACAACTATATTTTCTAATAACTTATTTAACATTCTAACGGCTGCCTCTTTTACATCCTCTTTCTCGCTATTTATTTTAACTACCTGCCAAAGCAAAGATACCATTCTTTCAGGATTCATATACTGGTAAAATTTTTTGTTTCTTTCGTCTTTGCTATTGTAAAAAGATATAAGTGTTGATGTGGAAGATACGACATTGTTTGTCTTAATACCTTTTGGATACTTTAACACCATAGCCTCACATAGTGCTATTTGTTTTTTATCCATACCATAATTCTTAGCAGCCATGTGTTCCTATTTTTAAAAGTGTAAGTTTAGTTTTTTCCTGTTTGATTCTTTGTACAATAATGTCCATAAACCATTTATTTTGTCTATTTTTATCCTTCAGCGATTCAGCTATATAAATCTTTTCAAGATTGTTAAGACGTTTTCTAATTACTTTTTCCTGTATCATTTGAAATATGCTTTTGATATTAACGCTAATTGAAATGCGTCAATTTCATCTTGTGATAATTTTTTGTTTCCGGTCACTTCGAGCTTCATTCCTTTAATTACGGACATAGCATAATCCACTGTCCATTTTCTGCCTTTATCCTGTGGTGATATTCCTTTTACTGTATGTCCGTACAATTCTAACCAATCTATTGTGAATCGGCTGGCACCTTGATTCATGCCGACATTTCGGCTAATCTTTGTTCTTGCCCTTCCATCGACATATTTTCTAAAAGTAATATTTTGCAAAGATGAATCTTCGACTATTACTTTTATATCCGTTGCCCATGTCAAAGCGTCCTTTGCCCAGTCAGCAAGTTTCTTATACTTTCCAAAATAAACTTTATCCTCATCAATGATACAAACGGCAAAGCCATTTAATCGCATTGATGGGTCAATGCCTACGAATTTCGCCATAACTTATTTTTTTATTTAGAAAGTTAGTTTTAACATACTTGCTTACAAATTTTAAAAGTCCAATGTAGTCATAGTATTTATTTTTATACTTCCATACACCTGCTAATGGAAAGTATTCTATGTTTTGTGTGCCGTAAGTCATGAATAAACAGTTATCGTATGTAGTTCTGCTATATCCATCCCACAAATCAATACCGGATAACATATCATAAGTTATGGTGTCAATTGTATAAGATTCATCTGCCTCACTGTAAAATCTTCTTTCCAATAATCCATTATCTATCTTTTCAAGGCTCATAGTGTTATATGCCATGAAATGATTGTTTTGTGCATTTATAGTAGTTATACCTAAAATTAACATGATTGCTAAAGATAATTGAACGCTGCGCACTGTTGTATTCATTTTAACGGGCTCTTTATCTTTCTTTGTTACATTGCGGTTCCTTGGTGTTTTAATTCCAATGCCGTATGCCTCTATGCCTTTTTCAATAAATTGAATTTCAAGAACATAACCAAAGCAAATAATAGCACCAATAAAGAAAAACATTGCCCAGAACTCTGTGCCAGTTGTTTGGCCTTGGATGCTAAACCATAACTCAAGCAAAGCTATTACTGTGGCAATAGCAGCAACACGCGGAGGATATTTACTGCGCTTCTCGGATGGGTTAAGGAAATCAATAAATACAACCGCAAATCTGCCAAACTGGAGCATAAGTGATGCAGGAATAGAAAGGAGCAGCGGAAGTGGAAGGAAGTACACGTTAAGAGCTGCAGTAATAAGGTATGTTAAAATAATACCTGTAAAAATAATCTTTGGCATATAAGATGTAATATCTTGAAATAGCCATTCAAAGTTTTGGTTGTTAAACTGTTTTTTCATGTTTGTAATGTTTTAAATATTAATGATAGGCAAATATACAAAGTATATTTATATATAATAATAAAATAAAAAAAAAGTGGGAAATAAAATTACTTCCCACCGAAAACCACTAATCACTCCTTTCGGAAAATTTCTTCTCTGCGTTTATACATTTCATCCTCTGGTACAATAGTTAATTCTTTTGCGCACGTTTCAATGCGTAATTCTTTAAATCTTTCGATTGCCTCCGCTACATCTTTAGCAGCTACACTAACAATGCCTTCCCTGTACTTTATTATAAAGCGATTTGTTTTAACTT